AATGAATCTGTCTGTAGTGTAAACAAAAGTAGAGTACCTAAAACAGAAATTAGACTCTGCACGTTAGATGAATTCAAAGTTTTAGCAGATCCATTGTTTGAAGAGCATTACGAAGAGATTGCTCGCAACAAACAAGTGATGAAGTTAAAGCCAAACTGGCCAATGTACGAAGCGGTAGATCGCAACGGTTGGTTATTTATTTATTTAGCGATGCAAGATAATGTTTGTATTGGATATTCTATGAATATCATCATGCATCATTTTCATTATGCAGATCTAAGAGTTACCCAAAATGACGTTTTGTTTGTCAAAAAAGAATTTAGGGGTGGACGATTAGGTTTAAAATTAATAAAAGTTACAGAGGATCACGCTAGGTCTGAAGGCTGCAAATTGATGTTATGGCACGCTAAAGAAAACACCGCTCTAGCAAAGTTGCTACCAAAACTAAAATACGGTGTACAAGAAATTATGTATTCTAGGGAGATTTAAACAATGGTAGTTTCAGCAGTTGTTATTGGTGCAGCAAGCGTTGGATATCAGGTATATCAAGGAGAACGACAAAACCGACAACAAAGAAAACAATTAAGATTGCAAGAACAAGCTAATGCAGACGCAAGGACAAGAGCAAAAGAAGCTGCTGACCGTGCAGATGTAGAAATGAATAGAGCTAATAGAAAAAGAGCAGATGTTAGTGCAATACAATCAAAAGAAGAACAGGCAGCATTAACAGGCCCTGCTGGTACGATGTTAACTGGTGTACAAGGTGTAGATCCGAATCAATTAAATCTTGGTGGTAACACATTATTAGGTGGTTAAACAATGAAAACAAAACGTGCTGATTTGTTATCTAGGTGGGGTCATCTAAGAACAGAAAGAGCTACTTGGTGGTCACATTGGCAAGAGATCACAACATATTTATTACCAAGAAACGGACGTTATTTTCAACAGGATCGAAATAAAGGACATAGAAGACATAACAGTATTTATGACAACACAGGTACAAGAGCGTTAAGAACGTTAGGTGCAGGTATGATGGCAGGTGCTACATCCCCTGCCAGACCGTGGTTTAGACTTGCTACTGCTGATCCAGAATTAAATAGCTTTTCTCCTGTTAAGTTGTGGCTAAGTGATGTAACAGAACGTATGCAGTTAGTGTTTCAAAAATCTAATACATATAGGACGTTACATAGTATTTATGAAGAATTAGGAGCATTTGGTACTGCTGGATCTATAATTTTGCCTGATCCTAAAACAGCAATACATCATTACCCTGTAACTTGTGGAGAATATGCAATAGCACAGGATTATCAGGGTAGAGTAAATACTTTGTATAGGGAGTTTCAAAAAACTGTAGGTGAAATAGTAAGAGAGTTTGGTTATGACAAGTGTTCTATTTCTACAAAAAATTTATATGACAGAGGTAATTTAGATGCATATATAACAATAGTTCATGCGATAGAACCACGAGATGATCGAGAACGTGATTTTAAGAAAAAAGACAATATGAATATGGCATATAAGTCTTGTTATTTTGAAATGGGAGGAGAAGGCGAACAGGTATTAAGAGAAAGTGGATATAGAGATTTTCCTGCTGTAATACCTAGATGGAACATAGCTGGCGGTGATATATATGGCAATTCACCGGGTATGGAAGCATTAGGTGACGTAAAACAATTGCAACATGAACAGTTACGCAAGGCACAAGGTATTGATTATCAAACAAAACCACCATTGCAAGTGCCAAGTTACATGAAAAATAGAGATGTGGACAGTTTACCGGGTGGAGTTACGTTTATTGATGGGCAACAAGGCAAAATTGAGACAGCATTTAACGTAAATTTAAACTTGCAACATTTGTTATTAGACATACAGGACGTAAGGCAACGTATTAATGGTAGTTTTTATGCTGATTTATTTCTTATGTTGGCAAATGCTACTGATACAAGGATGACTGCAACGGAAGTAGCAGAACGTCACGAAGAAAAACTGCTTATGTTAGGTCCAGTATTGGAAAGATTGCACAATGAGTTGTTAGATCCATTGATTGATAATACATTTAACCGAATGGTTGAAAGTGATTTAATACCACCAGCCCCAGAAGAGCTACAAGGTATGGAATTAAGCGTAGAATTTGTATCAATGTTGGCACAAGCACAACGTGCTATAGGTACTAATAGTGTAGATAGGTATGTAAATAGCATGGGTGCGGTAGCACAGATGAAACCAGACGTATTAGATAAGTTTGATAGTGATGCATGGGCAGATGGATATGCCGATATGTTAGGTGTAGACCCATCGTTAATAGTTGCAGGTGAACGAGTAGCTAAAATACGAGAAGATAGAGCAGCAGCACAACAGGCGATGGCACAACAGGAAGCACAACAAAACGCAGTAGAAAATGCAGTTAAATTAAATAATTCTAAAACTGGTGAGCCATCTATGATGGACATGATGAACCAGTTTAGTGGCTACAACTCACCATCACCATTGGAGGTATAAAATGGAAGATCCAAATTTTACAAGAATGTCACCTGATTTTAAGAAACGGTATAGAAAAATGATTGAACAACATAATAAAGAACAAGAACAAAAGAAAAAAAATAAATCAAAATTAGAAAAATTTGCAGAGACATTGTATGGAGGTAGTAAATAATGTTTGGTAAAAAAAAGAAAAAAGAAAAAAAAGGTGGTGTTATAACAAACATCCAACGTAGAAAAATTCAAACATATAAAGTTATGGAAGAAGCAGGTATGTTAGATGATGCTGCTAGAAAAGATATGGAAAAACTAAGAAAACTTTACCCCTCAATGTTTTAATTATGGCTAAACGACAAGGACTCTGGGCGAACATCCATGCAAAACGCAAAAGAATTAAAGCTGGTTCTGGTGAAACTAAAGCAAAACCCGGTGACAAAGATTATCCAACAGCTAGTGCAATAAAAAATAGTCAAACTAAAAAGAAAAAAAAAGCATAGAGGTGTGACCGTAACACGGTTATAGCTAGATATATTAGATCATGAGTGAATACAATCCTCTCGACTTAAAAGGTCAACAAAAATCTAAAGACAATAAAAAGTCTGCGGAAAGAATTGACCGTCAAAATGAAGAGTCGGACATCAAATGGCTCATGAGCAGCAAGAGGGGTCGCAGATTAATCTGGAGACTTCTGGAACAAGCAGGTGTTTTCCGATCATCGTTTAACACTAACGCAATGGCAATGTCATTTAGCGAAGGTAACAGAAACTATGGTTTGCAAATACTAAACTTGATTCACACTCTCTGTCCTGAGTTATACCCGACAATGATTAAGGAGCAAAAAAATGTCAGAAACGCTGATAACGGAAGCCAACCAAACCAATGAAGGCGATACGCAGCAGCCAGTAGACGAATCAACTGAGCAATCAACTGAAACAACTACTGACACACAGCAGCAAACAGAATCTGAACAGGATCAGCAAGATTCGGATGAATCCTCTGTTGAAAGTGAAACTAACGAATCAGAAACACCAGAAGGTGCACCTGAGAAATACGAGTTTAACGCAAAGGTGGCTGACGCACCAGATGAACTCGACCCCGAAGTTTTAACTGCTTTCGGTGAAGTCGCTAAAGAACTTGACCTGCCACAAGATTCTGCACAAAAAGTATTAGACAAAGTTGCACCTGTAATACAGGCACGACAAGCAAAAGTTGTTGAAGAGGTAAAACTTGAATGGGCAAACGATTCAAAATCAGATGAAGAATTTGGTGGCGAAAATCTTAATGCCAATTTAGAAATTGCTAAATCATCACTTAAAGCGTTTGGTACTGATGCTTTAAAAGACCTGCTGCAAGAATCAGGCTTGGGCAACCATCCCGAAGTAATTCGGTTTATGTACCGAGCAGGTAAGGCTATTAGTGAAGACGGTTATGTTGGTAATTCTGAGGGTGCTATGAACAAAGGTTCTGGTATACCAAAAGATTTTGACGGCATATCAAGATCACTATATCCAAATCAGCAAAATTAAATAAGGAGTTAATTAATGGCTACTCTCTCAACATCAAATTTAACCCTAGCGGATTGGGCAAAAAGATCTGACCCAGACGGTAGAGTTCCTATTGTTGCAGAACTGTTATCACAGTCCAACGAAATATTAGATGATTGCGTGTTTAAGGAAGGTAATTTACCTACTGGAGAACGTGTAATTATTAGAACAGGATTACCACAAGTTTATTTTCGTGCATTAAACCAAGGTATTCCATCAAGCAAATCAACTACTGCACAGGTAGATGAAGCTTGCGGAATCTTGGAAGCTCGTTCTGAAGTAGACAAAGACTTAGCGATGTTAAATGGTAACACCGCACAGTTCCGTTTATCTGAAGATACTGCGTTCTTGGAAGCAATGAACCAGACACAAGCCGAAACAATGTTTTACGGCAATCCCGGTACTGATCCTAAAAAGTTTTTAGGTTTAGCACCTAGATATGGTGATTTATCTGCTGACAATGCAGTAAACATTCTTGATGCAGGTGGATCAGGTTCTGATAATGCATCTGTATATTTAGTTTGTTGGGGTGATCAAACAGTATATTGCCCATTCCCTAAAGGCTCTAAAGCAGGTTTAACACACGAAGACCTTGGCGAACAAACTGTTTACAATAGTGACGGTACAAGGCTACAAGCTTTTGCTACTCGTTACCAATGGAAAAACGGTTTGGTTGTAAAAGATTGGAGATACGTTGTTCGTATTTGCAATATTGACGTTTCTGATTTAGTAGCAGGTACTGGCACACAAGCTGCAAGTGCATCTACTAATCTAATTAAGCTTTTAACAAGAGCGTTATACAGAATACCTAATATGTCTATGGGTAGAGCAGCATTCTATATGAATAGAACTGTTCATTCTGGAATGTCAGTTGCAGCACTTGATAAGTCACAAAACGTCTTGGCAATTCAAGAAGGTTTATCACAGTTTGGAACAGCACAAAGTTACCTATCATTCTTAGGTGTTCCTCTAAGAAGAGTAGATGCTTTGATAAACAGCGAAGCTCGTGTTGTTTAATCTATTTATTATTAAAGGAGATCCAAAATGATTACAGACAAACTGCTCAGAGTGAGCGAAGATCAAGCACTTACCACAACTGCTGTATCTACTAATACTATTGATTTAGGAACAGCTAGAGACATTGGTGAAGGTACTGCTTTATATATGAACTTTGCGGTTACTACTGCATTAGCAAATGGTACAAGTGTAAAGTTTGAAGTTATTACTAGTGCAAACGAAAACTTATCTAGTCCTACTGTAATAGGAAGCAGCGATGCAATTCTTACAGCAGCATTAACATTAGGTAAAAACGTAGTAGTACGTTTTAATCCAGACATTGCTGGCAAAGGTCAAAGGTTTGTTGGTGCTAGATACACAATTGCTGGTACTTTTAACGCTGGTAAAGTTACTGCTGATGTAGTAGAAACAATCGGTGACGGAAGAAAATTCTATGCTTCTGGTTTTACCGTAGCTTAATAAGGAGATTTTATGCCTATTTACAAAGCAAAAGTTAAATGTTTCGTTGGTCAATCCATGCGAGAAGCTAACGAAGAGTTTGAATATAACGGAGAGCCAAACACTAACATTGAAATTGTTGGTGGGTCTGATGTTATTGATTATGAAGCAATGACAAAAGCAGAGCTTGAAGTTTATGGTCGTACTATCGGTTTAGAACTTGATAAACGACAAACAAAAGAAACTCTCATTAGTCAACTTGAAGCAACAAATAAATAGGTATTAAATTCTTATTTATTCACAGGGGGCTAGTAGTAATACTGCTATCCTCCCTTTTTATTAGGAGATGTCATGGCAACAGAAGTAGATATTTGCAATCTTGCCCTAGCTCATTTGGGTGACGATGCAACAATAGCTACAATAAATCCACCAGAAGGATCAGCACAAGCTGAAAAAGCTGCACGTTTTTATCCGATAGCTAGAAATACTTTGTTAGAAATGCATACATGGAATTTTGCATCAAAACGAATTAATTTAGCATTAACTACAAATAGTATTGAGCAATGGGACTATGCATATGTTGCACCTGCTGACATGATGTCACCTGTTGCAGTATTATCACCATCGTCAGAAAATGATTACGCTACAAGAATGTCTGCTGGTGATACTCCCGGTAATTTAACAGCTAATTTTGCACCTACTATTGTAGCTGGACAATATACACCACAACAATTTGCTATAGAAGGATCATTAATATATACCAATCAGGAAAATGCAATGTTGCGATATCAGGCATTTATTACTGATCCATCTTTATTTTCACCATTATTTGTTTTAACGTTGTCATGGAATTTAGCTTCTATGTTGGCAGGTCCTGTTATAAAAGGAGATCAGGGAGCAGCAGAAGCAAAACGATGTATACAGATGATGTCTAATTATTTAACACAGGCAAAACAATCAGATAATTTACAAAGAGATATTACGGTAGAGCATATAGTTCCTTGGACTTCTGGGAGATAACATATGCCTGTAACTCGTAATTTTAAACAAGCATTTTCTGGAGGAGAGATATCACCAGAAATGTTTGGTCGTATAAGCGATACTAAATTTCAACAAGGTGCAGCAACAATGCGTAATTTTGTTGCCAAACCGCAAGGACCAGCCCAAAATAGACCCGGTTTTGCTTTTGTTAGAGAAGTAAAAAATAGTGCAAAATCTACAAGATTATTACCTTTTACATTCAATACAACTCAAACTATGATTCTTGAGTTTGGTGAAGAATATTTTAGGTTTCATACTCAAGGGCAAACATTATTTTATAACAATGGAGCAGCTTGGAATAGTGGTACTAACTATGGAGTAGGAGATATAGCTTTATACAACGGTGTAAATTATTACGCAAAAACTGCACATTCTAATAGCCAACCACCCAACGCTACAAACTGGTATCCATTACCTACAAATCCTAACATTTATGAAAT